CGTAGAATAGCATATCAACAATATCAGTATTGGCAACCAGAAACTGTATTAGTTGAAGCAAAAGCATCAGGTCTACCATTAACATATGAATTGCGTAAAATGGGCATCCCTGTTATAAACTACACACCTTCTAGAGGAAATGACAAACACTCTAGAGTTAACTCTGTGGCACCCCTATTTGAATCAGGTCAAATATGGGCACCTGTTGAAAAGGATTTTGCACAAGAGGTAATAGAGGAATGCGCAGCATTTCCTTATGGGGATCATGACGATCTAGTGGATTCAATGACACAAGCAGTCATGCGTTTTAGACAAGGTGGCTTTATAGATCATCCTGAAGATTATAGAGACGAGCCTGTAATACGAAACAATAAGACGTACTATTAACATGATTGAAAAAAAAATTAAATACGAGATTAATATTGAAAAACCAAGTAAGACAAAACCTGTCAAACAAGGTGGAGTTTTAAATTATTTAGGAAAACAAAAAACAGTTAATGCTCCTCGTCATTGGAGATCATCACCTGAACATCCAATTGCTCATCTTTCATACATTACAAAAGATGAAGAAAAAATTTTAATAGATTTAAATTTATATGGTTCTTTAAAAGGTAAACCTAACAAAGGTCCATTTGGACTTCCATCATTACAAGGATCTGGCGGCGGGTCTGGAGGAGATGGTGGTGGCGACGGTGGAGGTAGTGGAGATTCAGGAGGAGATTCTGGAGACAGTGGAGATTCAGGAGATAGTGGTGATGCAGGAGATAGTGGTCCAGGAGGATCAGATGATGGAACTGGACACGGAGGACCGGGACCAGGAGTTGGAGGAGATGATTCAGGATCAATGGGTGGAATAGGAATGGGTGATGTAGGTGGATTAGGTGTTAGTGATTCTAGTGGTATGAGTGTTGGTGATGTTGCAGGAACTTCTGAAAATGCAGGTTTAGGAGGAGTTGCAGGAAGTGCAGTTGGAGCGGCAGCAACAGCGGCAGCAGCGGAAGAAAGTGGAATAACAAATGCAATCAATGCTGTAAAAAGTTATGCAATGAATCCAGCAACTATTGGAAGAACTATTGGTATGGCAACTTTTGGAATTCCAGGAGCAATAGTTGGAGGAATGATAGGATCTAATATTGGAAGAGGAGTAACAGGACCAAGTGATGATACTCAAGAAACTTCTTCTGTTCAAAGTTCAACACAAAGTCCAAGTGATGGTGGAGGTATTACTACAATATCAAACTATGCTCCATTAATTAATGTATCTACAGGAGATAATACTGCAGATGCTATGAGAGCAAGATTAGAAAATTTATTAAAAGTACCTACAACTCAAACTGTATTTCAAAATCAAAATGTAAATCCATTAATCAATTATACTTTATCGGATTTATATAATTTAAGAAGGTAATATGAAAAGTTTATTAGATTTAATTAAAGCTTTGTATGGATCAAAAGCAATTGCAAGTACAATTGGTTCAAAAACAAATGTTATTCGTCTTCCAAGTGGTAAACTTCAAAAATATGTTTCAAAAGATTTAAATATTGAAGCAGCATCAGATGCTGCTGCACAAAATGCATATAATGAAATGAAAGAACTTATTCCTGAAGTTGCAAAAATGAATGATGCAGAACGATTAATATTTGAAGGGAATCTAAGAAGATTAAAAAATAAACTTGAATCTTCTGGAGCAATAGAAGGAGAAAATATACCTTCTGGTATTGTATCTATTCAATCAAAAATTGATCAATTAAAACAAGCTGGTAAAGAATTAGAAAAAATAACTGGGGAAAAAGCAACTCTTACTGATGTATTAAAAGATCTTGGAGCATCACAAACTTCTTTATCTAGAATGCGAGATGAAGGTTTAGTTAGAGCAACAGCTAGACAGATTTTAGTTAACGATATTAAAGCAGGTAAAATTAAAAACATAACTGTTGAAGAAGCAATCAATATGGGAGAACCTTTAGATCCTTTTAGACAAATTTATGGAGAAGGAGCTTTAGAACAATTAGATAGTTTAATTCCAAATTTAAGAAATTTAAAAACAGAAATGGAAGCAGAAAAACTAGCAAGATCTAAATTTAAATTTGAACCAGATGAAAATAGATTACCAGGATCTGTATCAATAGAAGAAGGAAGAAAAGCGGAACAAGAATTTGGAATTAATAAACCAGCCAAGGTGTCTGATTTTAAAGCAGAAGCAACTAGAAGAACAAGTGTAGATGATTTAATAGATGAATATAATGCAAATCAAGATAGATTATTATTAACAGATGATGAAGGTGGAACTTTAATTACTTATCCTGAATATAATAGATTAAGAGATAGAAATGAGGAGATTGCAAAAGTTTTAGAAGAAAAAGGAATAAGATCAACACCAGAAGTAGAAACAAAACCAGAAGGAATAGTAATTCCATTTAAAAAGAAACCAGAAGAATTTGCGATAGGAGGAAGAGTTGGATTTAAATTTGGTAGTGGTAAAAAAATAATTGATGCAATGTTAAATGCAAATAAATTAAAAGCTAAACATAAAGATGCTTTTAAAGCACATGATCAAATCAATGTAGATATTAATGATAAAATTGCCCCTGATATGATTGCAGAAACAATGGCTGAAATGAAAGGTAAAGATTATTTTAGTCTTTCTCAAAAAGAACAACTTAATTATTATCAAAAAGCTTTAGCCTATGTTGATGATTTAAGAATGATAAAAAAAGAAAGTACAATATCTCCATCAATTGAAATTGAACAAGCAATGCAAGAAGGAATTCAAAAAACAAATAAAATGATAGGCCTTGGACTAGATCCATCTAAAAGTAAAGATTATGATAAATTTTTAGAAATGCAATCAATACAACAAAAGTATGGAAACATGATTGATGATAATCTTTTAAAACAAATTATGGTAGATGATAATCCTCAAAGGAAGGCAGAAGTACTTGCAACTATTGATGAAGCAATGAAGATGCAAGAAAAAGGAATGTCTCCACAAGAAATTATTGACATTATAAAAAATACTACAAGAACTAAACAAGCTAAAGGTGGCTCCGCTGGTTTAGATTACTTAATGGGTTTATAATGCCTTCAGAATATAATGTATTATCAAACGAACAAAGGTCTGCTCTTGCAAGAAAAAAAGTTATTGATTTTGTAAATAAATTTAAAAAAGAAAATGATAGATTACCTTCACAACAAGAAATTAGAAAACAAGGTAAATTTGATTTTGAAACAGTTAAAAAAGCCATAGAGTCAGGTGAAGTAAAAACACTTCCATTACAATCTACAAAAGGACAATTTACAAAAATTCCAGTTGAAAAAGATTTAAGAATATTAGATCAAAGTAAAGTTATTAAAGACGCATTTAAATCTGGAAAAGCACCTGATTTAAAAGATGTTCAAAAAATATTAAAAACAAACGATCCAACAAAAGCTGCAAATAGAATTACTCAATTAGCATCTACTTATATTGGAGATATGGAAGTAGAAGGTATTAAACCTAAATTTCAAAAAGCAGCAAAAGAAATAATAGATACTAATACATATGATTATACAATTAGAGATCTTTATGAAAAATCAGTTGCTAAATCTGTAGGTGAAAGAAGAAGTCCATCTTCTATTAGAACAACAACTCAGAGAGATGTTATTCCAGACGTTAAAGGTTATTCAATTGATGAACCTGCAGGAGTTACATCTTCTGTTAGAAATAAAACAACTCCTTATGCTGTATTTAGTCAAGTTATAGATACGGATATTAATAAGGGAGATAAATATGCTTTTGATTCTATTAAATCTAAAAAAGAAATAGTTTTACAAAATGCAATTACTCAAGGTGATAAAAAAGAAATTAATAAAGCATTAAATGATTTTAATAAAACTGTTTCAGAATATGAAATTAAACTTAATGAAAATATAAAACCAGGTGAGAAGAAAATTAAATTATTTAGAGCTAGTTTAGATAATCCAGAAAATACAATTAAAAATTTTAATACCCTACCTAAACAATATCAAGAAGCTTTTAAAAATAATTTTGTAGATAGAGGTTATTCTTATCAAGTACCAAAAGATATTAAAACTATTTATCAAATAGGAGAAGAATTAAGAGATCCTAAAATTGCATCAGAGGTTTCAAAAAAAGCAGCAAAAGGACAAGCTAGAATATATTCAGAATTTTTACCAGGAACTCAAACTATAACAGGATCTGTTGGAGATTATATAAAAGACGTAGCTTCAGAAATTAAAGCAGGTAAAATTATTACACCATTTTTAAAAGTTTTAGCTCCAGTTGGAACTGCAGTAGGTGCATATGATGTTGCACAATCTTATGCAGAAGGAAAACCATTACCAGAAACAGTAGGTGCTTTTCTTGGCGTAGATCCAATTATAGAAGCTATTAGAGAGGAATCTAGATTAACTCCTGAAGCGAGTGAAATTAAAAAAAGAATTAGAACAGAAGAATTAGAAGGAAGAGAATATACTCCAGGATTAGATGTATTACCACCTTCAAATATAAAACAATTAACCGAAAGTGAAAGACAAAAAGTTGCAGCAGAAGAAGAACAAATTAAAAAACAATTAGAAGAAGAAAGACTTGCAACAAAAGAAGAGAGAGGAAAAGTATTAGATTATGTTAAAGAAAGATTTTCTCCATTTGGAGAAGAACGTATTGAAATGGAAGAAGGTGGATTTGTAGAATTTGGTGATCCTGAAACATGGAAAGAAAAAGCATCTCAATTTATAAATAGACCAGTTCATTCAAAACCTATTGAAAAAATTAAACCTAACCCTTTTGGAAAATATGCATCTCAAATAGCAGAAACAAGATTAGGTCCAGAACAACCTTTAAGTAAATATAAATCTTATTCTGAATTAGAATTATTAGGAAATATTGAAGCAAAAAAACCAAACTTTCAAATATTAGAAGAAAACATATTAGATGTAATGCCTATGTATAATCCTAAAGATATTGTTCCAAAAGGAGCAAGACCTGTTATGCCTAATGAATATGATAGAAGACCAAGTGATGGAATATTAGAATTGGCAAGAGGGGGAAGAGTTAATCCTAAAAAATAATGATTAAACCAAAAAGATTAACAACTACAGTACCTCCTAAAAGAGGACCATGCCCGCAAGGCTTGAATATTAGTTATAATACTGTTAGAACAGTTAATCCGGAGAAAATAAAAAATGGCAGAAATAGACAAGTCGCTACCAAACGTAGCAGATAAGCTTACACCTGGAGAATTAGAAGTAGAACAGATTGCACAATCTGTTGAAGAAATTCCCGCAGGTCCAACTGAAGTTACAGAAAACGAAGATGGTAGTGTAGATATAAATTTTGATCCAACAAAAAATTTATCAGCAGGAACAGAGTTTGGAGCAAACCTTGCTGAAGTTATTGATGAGACAATTTTAAATACTTTAGGATCAGAACTTTATCAAGACGCACAATCTTATAAAGATTCAAGAGCAGATTGGGAAAAAGCTTATACTCAAGGATTAGATTTATTAGGATTTAAATACGAATCAAGAACAGAACCATTTCAAGGTGCATCAAGTGCAACTCATCCTGTATTAGCAGAAGCAGTTACACAATTTCAAGCATTAGCTTATAAAGAATTATTACCAGCAGAAGGACCAGTTAGAACTCAAGTAATTGGATTAGAGACTCCTCAAATTCAAGATCAAGCAGATAGAGTTTCTGAATTTATGAATTATCAAATTATGGATGTTATGAAAGAATATGAACCAGAGTTTGATCAAATGTTATTTTATTTACCATTATCAGGATCTACATTTAAAAAAGTTTATTATGATGAAACATTAGGAAGAGCAGTATCAAAATTTATTCAAGCTCAAGATATCATTGTTCCATATACAGCAAATAGTATTGATGATGCAGAAGCAGTTATTCATTCAATTAAAATTTCTGAAAATGAATTAAGAAAACAACAAGTTTCAGGTTTTTATAGAGACATAGAATTAGTAGCATCTGATGAATTAACACAAGATGATGACATTAAATCTAAAGAAAGACAATTAGAAGGTGTGACTATGAGTGGTCAAACTGAAGATGTTTTTACTTTATTAGAATGTCATGTTAATTTAGATCTGGAAGGATTTGAAGATATGAATCCTCAGACTGGTGAGCCCACTGGAATTAAACTTCCATACATTGTAACAATTGAAGAAGGATCTAGAGAAGTTTTATCTATTAGACGTAATTATTTACAAAATGATCCATTAAAAAATAAAATTAATTATTTTGTACACTTTAAATTTTTACCAGGATTTGGTTTTTATGGTAATGGTTTAATTCAAATGATTGGTGGTTTATCTAGAACTGCTACACAAGCTTTACGTCAATTATTAGATGCAGGAACATTATCTAATTTACCTGCAGGATTTAAACAAAGAGGAATTAGAATCAGAGATGATGCTCAATCTATTCAACCTGGTGAATGGAGAGATGTAGATGCCCCTGGA